AGCTATTCTCGGGTTATCAGAAACTAGTAGGACGTATGTTCGGTAGCTATATTGAATTCCTATGGAAGCCAACTAGCCATTTACTAGATATTCTACAGCGTCCTTTCAGTCAAGGTGAGCAGATCCTAGTGCAGAGTTACAACTTCCGTCCTGACTGGGTCTTACTGCAAGACACATATGCTAAACAATGGCTAAAGGATTATTCATTAGCTACTGCAAAAATGATGCTAGGTGAAGCCCGTAGCAAGTTTGGATCTATAGCTGGTCCCGGAAGTCCTATTACCCTTAACGGTACAGCATTATTAGCAGCTGGCAAAGAAGAATTGGAAAAACTAGATAAAGAATTGGAAACATTAGTTTCTGGCGGAACTGGGTTGACTTTTGTTATTGGTTAAAAATATGTTGACCTTGTAATAACACTGTTATATAATAGAGTTAACTTTAGGGGGCTCTATGATTATAGGTGTATGTGGGTTTATTGGATCTGGCAAGGATACTATTGCTGATTATCTTACTAATTTTTATGGATTCCGTCGAGAGTCATTTGCCAACAGTTTAAAAGACGCGGTAGCACAAGTGTTTGGTTGGGACAGAACCATGTTAGAAGGCCGCACAAAACAAGCCCGTGAATGGCGCGAACAAGTAGACCTATGGTGGGCACAGCGTTTAGATATGCCTAATTTAACACCGCGCTGGGTGTTGCAATACTGGGGCACTGAAGTTTGCCGTAAAGCCTTTCATGACGATATTTGGATTGCTAGCTTGGAAAATAAATTACGATCTAGCAAGGACGATATTGTTATCAGTGATTGCCGGTTTCCTAACGAAATTAAATCAATTAAAGATGCAGGCGGCATCGTCATCCGTGTTACACGTGGTCCGGAACCAGAGTGGTATGATGCCGCAGTCAGTGCAAATAAAGGCCCTAGTGGTAATATATTATGGGCTACTAGCAAATCCAAATTAGAAAAAGTTGGTATACATGCTAGTGAGACCGCCTGGGTAGGTACTAGCTTTGATGCTATATTAGACAATAATAGCACTATTGATGATTTGTTTGCTCAAGTTAAAGATCTGGTACGAGATCGCCTTGTTTCCAGCGAACTCCTTCCTTGTGTAGAATCCTCTGACAGTTTGCACATACCGTCTTGAGGTTAGCTGGACGGCAATTGTTAAGATCGCCGTCTACATGGAAAACGGCAAACACTTCTTTATGCGGACTTTTAAAACCGCACTTATCACAAGAATTTTTTAACCTATAGTTAGCACGAGCCCATCGTGCTAGCCCTGCTGCATGTCCGTCTTTGAGACAAGCATTGCAGAGTTTTCTATAATAGGTCTTTCCGTCTTTGCGATAGTTTATGGCTCTAGGATGCAATCCGCACGAACATAGTGGTCTCATCAACTATTTAATTAAACCAGGCCTTTTTCAGGCCTTTTTCAACGCCGTATCAACTACAAAAAAGCCAAACGACCATAAATACTTGAACAACATGTCATCATGGAGATAACACAATGGCTCAACTAAGTTCACCAGGCGTAAGCGTAACCGTAATAGACGAAAGTTTTTACACTCCTGCCGCCCCAGGTACAACCCCTTTAATTATTGTTGCTTCAGCTAGCAATAAACAAAACGGTGCAGGAACAGGTGTAGCACCTGGAACACTACAAGCAAACGCTGGTAAAGTTTATCTACTAACTAGTCAGAAAGATTTATCGGATACATTTGGTATTCCTGTATTTAAAACAGACGCTAATAATAATCCAGTACACGCCGGAGAACAAAATGAATACGGACTAGAAGCTGCTTACAGCTTTTTAGGTGTAAGCAATCGTGCTTATGTAGTACGTGCCGACCTTGACTTAGGCAGTTTAAATGCATCCGGTAATGCTCCAACAAGTGCTCCTAACGATGGCGTTTACTGGTTTGACACCGCAGATACACATTTTGGTGTATTTGAATGGAACGCTAATGCTGCAACTGCTGCTAATGGACAAACTTTTGAAGTTCAAAGTGTTACTGTTATTACTGATAGTACGAAAGTTGATCCAAGCTCATACGCACCTTTAGCTAGCGTTGGAGCCATTGGTGATTACGCTGTCGTAGCAGTCACTACATTAAACAAATTATGGTATAAAAAATACCTTACAGATACTCCAGCCGGTACATGGGTAGCAGTTGGCGATAGTGCTTGGAAGAAAAGCTGGCCGGCAGCTACTGGTAATATTGCAAGCCCAACCTTACTATCCGGTGATACATTAACCATCAATAGTTATGCGGTAACTGGTGTAACTACCCTGGCAGCATTAGTAACCGCTATTGGTACTAATGTAACCGGCGTAACTGCTGCAGTAATCAACGGATACTTAAACTTATATTCAACAGGTGTTGACATTGTAATTAGTGGTACTACGGTAACTAAAGTAGGCCTGTTGTCTACAACATACAGAGCTCCTGCACTATCGATGAGTCCGCACTATCAAATTCCAACGTATGCAACTGCAGACGGAACAGCATATGGTGCTACAACAACTGGCGGCACAGCCTATCCAAGCGGAAGTATTTGGGTTAAGACTACAAACAGCAACTTAGGTGCAAGCTGGATTGTTAAGAAATATAATGCAGCAACCAGCGCATTTATTACTAAGCCAGCTCCGTTGTATCCTAATAGTCAAACAGCGTTGTACAATTTAGATCCAACTGGCGGCGGTATTAATCTTGCTATCGGTACAACTTATGTAAAATACAACGACGACGAAGGCACGCCTCCGCATGCTAACTTTAAAATTTATGGTCGTGCAGGCGTGGGCGCAACTAATATTATTTCTAATATCATTGGATCGGGTACATTTACAGCGGGTACAAATACATTTACATTGACAGAAACAGCAGTTGGAAGTGCTAGTTTAGATCCAACGATTACTGTTACATTTACTGCGGCAGGTACAGCATCTGATGCTAATACTTTCCTAACAGCGTTCACTGCTGCGATGGCCAATTCAAAGATGGTTGCCGCGTTAAATTCTAATAACAGCATTACAATTTCACACATTGCAGGCGGCGACTTCCACTTAGTTGATGGAACCAGCGCACCAATTAGTAAATTATTCTCCATATCAACCACTAGCAATTTCTATCTAGATCCAAAATCAAACGGATCAGACGGCAAGTTCTTAGCATCGTTATGGACCAGCACAGTAGCAGGAGCAGGTTTTGCTCCAGCAAGTGCTCAACCTCCAACAAACATTCCTACTACTGGTACATTGTGGTATAACAGCACAATCGATCAAGTAGATATTATGGTACACAATGGAACTACATGGGTCGGCTATTTAAATTATGTACAAAATGCGGTAGGCGGTACAACTACAGATCCTATGGGCCCTATTGTTAGTGCTACACAGCCTATGACCCAAAGCGATGGTACTCCTTTGGCGCACGGTGATTTATGGATCAGTACTGCCGACTTAGAGCACTATCCACAAATTTACAAATATAACTATTTGACTAAAAAGTGGATTTCTGTTGATACAGCAGATCAAACAACGCAAAATGGTATTCTATTCCACGATGCTCGTTGGACGACTGGTTACACTGTAGCAGGCGGCAGCACTATTAAAGAATCTGCACAACCAAGTACTATCACAGCATTATTAAACAGCAACTTCTTAGACTTTGATGCTCCGGATCCTGCACTGTATCCACGTGGTATGTTACTATGGAATCTACGTCGTTCTGGATTTAACGTATTGAAGTTTGTACAAGACTATGTAGATACAACTGCTACTAACCCACGTAAAGGTGGCGAACAAATGACAAATTACTATCCACATCGCTGGATTAGTGATGCAGCTAACCAAGAAAACGGCGCTGGTACTTTTGGACGTAAATCACAACGTAAGGTTGTTGTACAGGCATTGGCAGCATTGATCAACAGCAATCAACAAATCCGTGACGAAGAATCACGCATATTCAACTTGATTGCTTGTCCAGGATATTGTGAACTTATCCAACCGTTAGTGGGATTAAATTACGAT